GTCAATCCAATCGCTACCCGCATCGATATCAAGAAACCAATCATTTTTGAAAGACCTCAATCGCGTTACAACATTCTGCGCGATAGCATTGCTTTTAGTCTTATATGACGCCTTTCCACGTCCAAAGATGAAGTCGCCCTCGCTCGTTATTCCTGCTACTCTCATAAAAAAACCTCTAGTTTGGCGACGCCGTTGTTCCACTTCCTGCCGGATCAGTCCATGTGTAGTTATGTGTATGAGCTGATAACGTCTTCCCGTTCGCTGTAACTTCACCAGAGGTCTCGAAGTCTACAGTACTTGACATCGGCGCACCTGCTACACCGCTAAAGCTCGCCGCCGCTATATTTCCAGAGCATAGTATATTACCAGTTATAATCAGGTCTCCAGTAAGATTAAGATCGCCGACAATGGTCATATTACCTTTTTGATCAAATTTTCCAGTAAGTTTATAGTTTCCTGTGTGATCTATGTTTCCTATATACTCTTTGTCACCGACCTCTTTTATCGTCGTAGGTATATCTATTGCTTTGCTTAAAGGGTTTATTCCAACGATAGCAAAAGCATCGCTATAATCCATCATTCTAAGTTCTGCAGGGCTAACAAAATCTTGTCCATCGTACCACCTATCGAAGCATCGCTCGCTTATTATAAGAAGGCAATAATCTCCTATCGCTATCGGGTGAGCCGTATAACTAGTTCCGCCCTGCATAAAAATAGGAGGAACTTCTACGAATTCAGGAAGCTCTATAGATTCGCCTTTTACAGCTCTATTTATAACCGGGCGAGCGTTTATCGTCGTAGCATTGACTTTCGTAACAACGGCAATAACTGCCGTATGCACGTTAGCAAGTGCGCTCTTTAACGCTATATCAAGTACGTCGATTAGTTGCTTGCTAGTCATTATATTGTTACCAATTCAGTATTAAGCATCCCAGTACACGTTTGTACCCAAGCTTCACCATAATTATCGCCATCATAAATTGCATTTATTATTTTATATATTCCGTCAAGATGAGGAGCTGTCTTGCTAATAAGCTTTACTGCTCGACCGATTTTTACTGTCGGATCGATTAGCATCTTAAATGTTACAAGGCTTGCTTCTCTTGTCGGTGTGCTTATTAGTCCGCTTTTTGCGTTAACAACTGGTATATAGCTACTCGTGATGTCGTCTTCGTTTATCACATAGAGCTTTTCATCGTCGATATACCACGTCTCATCCTCTCCAATAGCATCGTTTATCAGCTTTATAGAATTACCCACCAGAACCCTCGGACGCGTTAGAACAGGACGAGGCGTTATCTTTCCATTCTCTGTATGCGTCATATCCCTTAGAATCTCAGCTATGACTTCTTCGCCGCCTAAAACTGTTGAGCTTGTAAAAGAGTTCATGTAATCGAAGCCACCGTCGTAAGCATCGATTGACGTTGTTATATCCGCTCCCCTTCGCTCATTCGAACACTTATTGATATTGCCTTTGAACATGAGTTCAAGTCTGTCTTTATATCCAACTGAAAAAGAAATTGGAATCAGCTTTACCTCTTCGACATCTTTAACGATAGCAAGCCTTTTCAATGGGCTGAGATTATAAACCTTAATCCTTATCTTGTTAAGTTGTCCGCTTATTGATTTCATACAGCTAAAGACAACTTTCATCGGTGGCTTAATAACCGTATCGATTCCGTTGACGGTTATAGTTAGCTTAAAATCTCTGTTGAATTTTGTAGTTATCATTCTGGAACTTCAACCCCTCGAATGCTTTCCATGTCAGAGGATTCGAGAAGATAAAGAGCGCATCGCCCCTCGCTGAAATCCTCACTCTTGAAAGGATCGATTCCATTACCAGAAAGATCGCGAACTACAAAATCAAAAGGGAGATTCTGGCTAAGGATATGTAATACACCGACTGATAACTTTATCCCACGAACTGCATGAGTTCCGTATTCAGCATCCATACACCACATCGAACTCTTAGAATAGAATCTCAATGTCAGTATTATTTCAGCGTCGCCGAATAATATCGTATGTCGCTGTATAGATTCTGAGCCGATATTTTGAATAACTTTTGACATATTAAAATCCGAATGTTTGTAAAAGATAGGCAAGCGATGATGTTGGCATATCTCCGCCTTTCTGAACACCTTTATCCTCTAGATTTTCAGTCGCTCCGTCTGTTCCTTTCGAAGGAGAAGGAGCAAGTGCTATTTGAGTAAAAATGCTGTCTGCGAATCGTAGTTGCTGTGCTTCTATCCTGAATGAGATGGCGTTGAATTCGTTGTCACGCTCGATTTCAAGATGAGTAATTCTCATGTCTTTATGCAGTCCCGATATTGTGTCAATTTCCATGAGCTGATCGCTCTGGTAATAAGATTCCATGTCTCCGATGAAAGCTTCAACGTTGCTCTTTGAAGCAGAATCGATAAGACCGATAAACCCTGAAAGCTGTTCTCCTGCTTCTATTGCGGCGTCGATTTGATTTACTGCAGATATAAAATTGTTTGTTATCTCTTCGACTTTGTTTGCTTGAGCTTCTGTTCGTTCAGGAATATATTGCGTTATTATACCGATGTATCCCTGTGTTCTCTTTATAGCCTCTATCACTTTTGATGGTCGAATGTGTACGTCTGAAACATTTCCCTCGATTAAAAGGAAAAGAGGATCTCTGATTATATGATCGTTTATATGACTTCCATCTTCAAGATATGTTGTCGGCACGCTTGACGTTCTTATATATCTTTCGCGCGTTCTTACAAGAGCAGTAAATCCGCCGATACCAATTTCTTTTGTTTTGATTGGAAGAAAATGACCGTCGATGAAATCTTTAATAATAGACATTACATACCACCTCCGCTACCTACTGCCTGAGTCTGAGCATCTTCAAGCTGATATTGCACACTGTTCGCGATAACCTCGCCAACGTCTTCGATATTTGTATTTATCTGTATAGAGTTGTTCTGGGTGACAGATGAACTTTCTCCTCCTCGACCGAAAAACTCTCCGATCTTCCCACCTACAAAATTCGGGCTTTTAATAAGAGAAGACACTCTTTCTGCGATTTCAGATTTCCCTCCGATCAGAGGCATGGTGAGATCTTCAGCAACAAAAACGGGAGCTAAAACAATACCTGTAAGGAGAAGCGCAGTTTTCTTTATTGCGCTTCCAACCATTGCTAAAGTTTCAATTGTAGTTTTTGCCCAGAATATAATTTCATTTCCATTTTCGGATAAAAAAGTATTAAAGCCATTTGCAAGATTTTCAAGTTCTGGAGCAAGCCCGATGGCGATTAAGTTTTTCATCCCATCAAATCCGAAGCTTAGGCGCTGAATTGATTTGTTATATGACTCTACTTGAGAAACCTGCTGCGCCGTAAGTATTCCAAAACCTTTTGATTGATCTTGTAGATCTTTAAGCTCATTAGAAGTTTTACCGAGCAATTCAATAAGTGACGGATCGATTCCAAGCGACGACGCCATCGAGCGCTGCTGTGCAAGCGAAAAATTAAGCTCTCTAAATCGTGTTGATATTTCACCCAACACTTCGTCGGCGGTTTTTATCTCTCCGGTAGCTTTCCTTACAGAAATTCCAAGCCTTGAGAAATCAGCGTCTCCACTTAGAGCAGATTTTCCTATCTTGTTAGTGAGGCTCGATAATGTTCCTTCCATAGCGCTTAAACTCGACCCGCTCATTATTGCTGCGAAGCCTAGTTCTTGAATTGTCTGTACTGAGATACCTATCTGCTTCGATAGCTGAATTATCGGATTAAGCGATGAAAGAATATTGTTTGTCCACTTTGTAAAAACAACAGCTGAAGCGGCGGCGGCGGCGGCAAAACTTCCAAGAAGAAGAATACTCTTTCCCATACCTTTATTGAAATTAGCAAGTTTCGTTGTATCCCCTTGGAAAACGAATTTTGTGACGAGTTCTGTTACGACTGCCATGATTAACCCCTTGATGCCTCAGCGATGCTGTATTGCTCTATCGCTTTTGTTATCTGTTCGAACTCTATGAGATCAAGAAATTCGGTCGTATCGAGTTCTCTTATTTCTACGATACTACCATAACCTTGCTTTGATAAGTAAAAGACAGTCATATCGTCATCGGTAATATTAGTTTTTTCGATAAGACTAGGCTCTGCCGGTGGTAAGCCTACTTTGAGCTTCCAGCGGCGCCTCTCAAAAAAGGGTAACTTAGCGCCCCCATCATGGTACTGACAAAGAGTATATAATCTTCTGGATAGGTCTCCCAGTGATCTGGAAGGCGTGATAGAAGGTCTCCATCAAATAATATTATATTGCTTATTACCTTTTCAACCTCTTCAAACTCTTTTGATTCAAGGAATGAAAAATCGCCTTCTTTAACTGACGTGAAAAAAGCGAAAATCTTTCGCCTTTTCTTATGCGTTGTCTTAGTCAAAGTATATACGCGACCATTGATTTCAGCTTCTCCATCTTCATAGACAGCTTTTATCATATTCTGGGCTTCTAAAGCGGCAATAGCTTTTAATTCTTCGTCATTCATAAAAATTTACGTCCTAGAGGTTGCGGGTAGCATTTCTGAATCGAATCGTATACTCTGAAAGAGCATTACCATCTTCGTCGTTCACAGTTTTTGTCGGCTGTGTAGTTATGCTTCCGCTTTCTAGTAAATACGATTCCACGAAATCTGATCCGTCACGTGTAAAATTCTCTTTTAGCGATCCGTTTAAAACAGTTGGAGGAGATACGCGAAGGGTATTGTTTAAGAAAACATCTGAACCGCTGAATCTCTGAACTCTGATAACAAGATCAAAAACGCCCTTGTCTGTGCGTTCATTAATATTAACTCCGCCGTTTGAAGCGTTGATCTGAGCCGTTGCGGGATTTACTGGCGTGAGTGTTATGATATCACCTGATACTGTATCTGTTATTGCCGTCCCGTTAAGAACGAGTGTAGTTGCGCTTGCTGAAACTGAAATTGTAGCCATTGTTAAGCCTCTTTTTTAAAGATTAAAGTATATTACCAAATCGGCTGAATGAATCGCGCCGCTATTTTTTACAGCGCCAGAAATAACCGGTGACTTCCTAGCCGCACGATCTGCAACAGACTGATCTGCTAAAGAACCTGCAAGGAAATAAAATCCATTATCTTCGATGTTCTGATTGAACGTTGTAACATTACCAAAGAAATCTGTGCTAGTCCAAGTTCCAGGAGCAAAAACGCTCGCTCTTACAAACTCTCTAGTTGTCTTTTCAGCTTGATCGACTAAACGATTAACGCCTTGAAGCGTCTGAGGTATTTTTGTTCCTGATGATGCAAGTAAATTGTATAAATCAGTTTGCAAAGCATCGATGAAAGCTATGATATTGTATCGATTATCTACAAAATCATTCGCTCCGCTTGTTAGTACAACAGAAGTATTCTTTATAGTAGTGTAAAGATCAAGACCAACGGTTTTTGCGTTAGTGATCTGTGTTTGAGTGTAATCTTCTGCGGGAACTGATAGCTGTTTCAAATGCATCGTGATAGCGGAGTTTTCTGCGCCAAAATTAACGCTGTGAACTCGTGACATGTAAGATGCTGCCATCTTTCTGTTTGCCGACTTACTATAAAGCATGCGATAGTTTGTTTGTCCTGCAAGCTTTATAGACCAGACGATATTTGTTGTATCGACGACAAGATTATCTGTATCGCTAAAGACGTCATACATAAGAACATCATTTGC